AGACGCTGCACCTGACGTTTCTGTAGCTACGTAACACAAAAAACGCTACATCGCTGAAATCGCACTTTCTTGTAAGGCTCTCTTGCACTTCTGATAAATATAATATATAAAATTATTACTATACAATTAATTAGAACGTAGACGCGTATAGTCGACGGCCTAGAGACTGCGTTCGGAAAACTAGGAGGATAAAAACATGGCAAACACTACATTTCAAGGACCAGTAACATCCAAAAGTGGATTCATTACTACAGGTCCAGCTAATGTCGTAGACGCTGATTCTAGCACATCATTAACAGTTGCTTCTCATGCGGGAAGAATTGTACACAATAATGCTGCTGGAGCGGTGACTTACACACTGCCAGCGATTAATGCTAACTCTGATTCTGCAGTTGCAGGACCAGGTGCAGATCCAAACAACTTAAGTAACATCGGTGCAACTTTTGAAATTTTTGCATCTATTACTAAGACTGGAAGCTTAATCGTGCAAGTTGCTAATGCTAACGATGTTATGGTTGGAGGAGCTAAATTTATTGATGACTCTTCTGACAACACGGTTGGTTTTGAAACTGTAGCAGCATCTGACACTATTACTTTAAACGGTAGTACAACAGGTGGTGTAACTTTTTCAAAAATTACATGTACTGCAATTAGTTCTACTCAATGGAAAGTTGATGTAGAGTCTGGTTGTACTGGTACACCGTCAACACCGTTTAGCGCGGCAGTTAGTTAATAAATAATTAGTGTGGGCCTTCGGGCCCACATAAATTTTAAGGAGATTAAATATGGCAAGTAAAGGTGATATACAAGCAACAAGATCAGCTGCAGCAGCTGGAGCTACTGCAATCATCGCTCAACCAATCAGATTAAGAGGTTTAATCATAGCCTCTGATGGTGGTGGAGCTGGTGTTTTAGAACTTACAACAACTTCAAATTCAGGAACTACATTGTTTGTTGGAGACGTTCCTACAGGAGATGTAATTAACTTTTCATTCCCTGAAGATGGAATATTATTTCCAAAAGGAATTTTTTGTAAAACTAAAACAAATGTTGCTGCTTATACTTTATTAACAGATAAGTTTTCAGGCCCTAATCTAACTGCCGGCTAGGAGGTTAAATGGCTAATACTACATCTGGAACGACAGTATTTGATAAGAATTTTTCTATAGATGAGATTATAGAAGAGTCTTATGAAAGAATAGGTCTTCAAAGTGTATCTGGTAATCAGATGCGCCAAGCAAGAAGATCTCTTAATATATTATTTCAGGAATGGGGTAATAGAGGTCTACACTATTGGCAGATTGGAAATAACTCAATTACATTAGTAAATGGTCAAGCAGTATACACGATGTTTAGATCAACAGGTGATGGCACGTCTGATGCTACAGCTATCTATGGTGTGGATGATATTTTAGAAGCAGTTTATAGAAATTCTTCAAGTGTTGATTCACCTCTTACAAAAATAAATAGATCTACATATCAAGCTCTTTCTAATAAGACGTCAACAGGTCAACCATCACAATACTACGTTCAAAGATTTATTGATAAAGTTACAATTACTTTATACTTAACACCAGGCTCATCAGAGGCTGGTAATACAATTAATTATTATTTTGTAAAAAGAATACAAGATGTTGGCGATTATACTAACGCGACAGATGTCCCATATAGATTTGTTCCTTGTATGGTATCTGGTTTGGCTTTTTATCTAGCACAAAAATTTAAACCAGAATTATCTCAACAAATGAAATTATATTACGAAGATGAATTACAAAGAGCTTTAGCGGAGGATGGCTCATCATCAAGTTCGTTCATAACCCCAAAAACTTATTATCCAAATGTCTAATTTTGCAAAAGGTAAATTCGCTAAATTCATATCTGATAGATCAGGAATGGAATTTCCATATAAAGAAATGGTTACAGAATGGAATGGTTCTAAAGTGCATATTTCTGAGTTTGAACCAAAGCAACCACAATTAGAGCCTAAAGCACACGGAGCAGATCCACAAGGTTTGCCAATGGCAAAACCTGACAGAACAGAACCAGCCACAGAAAACTTATTACCTGGCAATCCATTTAATATTACATCAGGCAGTCAAACAATTACGGTTACAGAACCAAGCCATGGCAGAACAACTGGAAACACTGTTGTTTTTAGAAATGTAGATAGATCTCCAGGAGGAGTAGCTTTTACAGTATTTGAAAATGCTTCAGGATTTAGTATAACAGTAACAGGAACAAATAATTATACGTTTACATTAGGGTCAACTCCTACTGTAACGGAAAAATCAGGAGGAATGTTTGTAACGGCAGGGCCGGTAACATTGACACCATAATGGCAGGATTAAGCGCATCAGGATTAAAAACACAAATAAGAAGTTACACAGAAGTTGATTCTAATGTGTTATCTGATTCTGTTTTAGAAAACATTATTTTAAATGCACAGTATAGAATATTTAGAGACGTGCCAATTGATGCTGATAGAAAGCAACAAACTGGTAATTTAGTTACAGGTCAAGAAACAATTAACGCCCCAGCAGGAGCAGTTTTTATTAGAGCAGTACAAGTTTATGATTCAACTTCAGCTACCACTGGAGCTAATGTATTTTTACAGAAAAAAGATGTTACTTATTTACAAGAATATATTTCATCAACAGAATCTGCAAAAAGAGGTCAACCTAAATATTATGCTATGTTTGGTGGTGCCACAGGAGAGTCTGATACCACTTCTGGAAGAATGATGTTTGCCCCAGTCCCTGATACGACTTACAAATTTAGGGTGCATTTTAATGCTGCTCCAGCGTTATTAGAGGGTGATAACACTAGTTATATTAGTATGAATTTTCCAAATGGCCTATTATATTGCTGTTTGGCAGAGACATATGCTTTCTTAAAAGGTCCAGCAGATATGTTGACACTTTACGAAAATAAGTATAAACAGGAAGTAGATAAATTTGGTGTAGAACAAATCGGAAGAAGAAGACGAGATGACTACACTGATGGGGCTGTTAGAATAACAATACCATCAACGACACCTTAAGGAGTTTTATTATGGCAATAACATCAGCAATATGTAATAGTTTCAAAACTGAAATTTTAAAAGCAGTTCACAATTTCACAGCATCAAGTGGAGACACTTTTAAATTAGCATTGTACACAAGTTCTGCAACGTTAAATAAATCTACGACTGCATATACTTCGTCTAATGAAGTAGCAAACGGAAATGGTTACACTACTAAAGGAAATGCGCTTACAAGTGTTACTCCTGCTTTATCTACAGACACAGCAGTTTGTGATTTCGCTGATACAAGTTTTACATCTGCTTCTTTCACAGCAAGAGGATGTTTAATTTTTAACGAAGATGCATCAGGTGATCCAGCGGTTTGTGCAATCGATTTTGGTGCAGACAAAACTGTAACAAGTGGAACTTTCACAATTCAGTTTCCAACAGCAGACGCATCAAACGCGATCATCAGAATAGCGTAAGGAGCCTAACCTATGGCTTCTACCTGGGGAACAAATTCTTGGGGAGACAACTCCTGGCAATCTGATTTATTAACAGTTGAAGTTTCTGGTTTTTCTCTATCATCAGATATTGGCACTGTAACAGCTTTTCCTGAACAAGGGTGGGGAGGTAAAACTTGGAGTGCTGGTGAGTGGGGCGAAGTCACAGATAATTCTGTAGAACTAACAGGTTTATCTTTATCAACGAATGTTGGAACCTTAGAAGCTTATAATGAAGTAGGCTGGGGAAGAGAAAGTTGGGGCGAAGAAGCTTGGGGTCAAGCAAATGATGCTGTCGCAGAATTAACAGGTATTGAAATTACGTCTTCTGTTGGATCAATAAGTCCTGCTGATGTCGTAGGAATAACAGGACAAGAAGCAACAACAAGTTTAGGTGATCCCACAATAATTGGTAGTGTTTCATTTAGTTTAACAGGTCAATCGGTAACAGCTTCCGAAGGTTCATTAGATCCTGCAGACGTAATGGGTGTTACTGGTCAATCAGCTACATCCAGTGTTGGATCTATATCTCCAGCGGATGTAATGGGATTAACTGGTTTAAGTGCAACAATATCTCAAGGCGATCCATTAGTAACTACAAATCCTATTATAGATTTAACAGGTCAATCAGCAACTTCTTCTGTAGGATCTTTATCACCTGCAGACGTAATGGGTGTTACTGGAGTATCAGCTACATTCAGTATAGGGTCTATTTCAACGAGAAGTGATGTGTCTCCTGTGTTAACAGGGCAAGCTGCAACAGCTTCTGTAGCTGCTTTTGGAACAGCTTCAGGTTTTGGAATTCAAGCATATTCTGATGTTGACACAGGTTCAAATTCTTCGTATACAAATGTTGCAACAGGATCAAATACAAGTTATACTGACGCTGCATAATAGGAGATAAAATATGGCTTCAACATATACACCACTCGGAATAGAACTTCAGGCTACTGGCGAAAACGCTGGAACGTGGGGAACTAAAACAAATACAAATTTAAGTATTTTTGAACAAATAGTTGGAGGAT